GCACTGCCAAGTTCTCCAATGTCTGATACTAATTTAAGTGGTTGGCAAGTCATTTACTTCTGTTTCCTGTTCAGGTTCTTGTTCAAGTTCAGCGTCTGTTTCTTGTTCAACCTCATCACCTACCTCAGGCAAGGGATCTCCCTCTTCTTCTGGTTCACCAAAAATTCCTTTGGCAACCTCAGGTGCGGCTGCGTCAACAAACTCGGCAGATTTTGCAAACATCATACTCTTCAAGGCATCAGATACTTCCGATGAGGGAGCACCGTTTGCCACCATATCAACTAATTCAGCAGAATCCATTCAATTTTAATAAAACGCTAGTTATATTTATATCTTCGCTTTCTTGATATCTATTTCAGGTGGTTCAGTTCTACCACCATTCTTCTTATTATCAAGGTTTGCTTCTGTACCATTTTTTCCTAAATTTCCAGAACGTTCTTTTTCTGCGTCAATGGCACCTTGCATCATTTGGTTCTGAGTTTCAAGAGGCACACCAATCCCTGCTTCATTCTCCTCCTCCATCTCTTGCTGCATTTCCAATATCTCATCTTCTGTCTGACGTAAGACTTTACGCTTGACGTAATCTCTTGAGTAGTATGTGCCGATGTAAGGTTCGATAGCAACCATGATATTGAGACGCTCAGTCATCAACTCATGGTCTTTGAGTTCTGCAAAATGGTTGTCATACTTATAGTCAAACTGTAAGTGCTCTGCCATCTTATCGAAGTCTTCGGGAGTGACAATATTCTTGAGTATAAGTTGTGTCTTGAGAAGGTCAATGAATAAACCACTGAATCTTTTTCTCAATCTACCTACAAACTTACTAAACATTAGTTCGTCACGTAAGATCTCTGATGATCTACCTAGGTTGAATCCTTGATCGCCACCAATACGTGACTCAGGTACGTTCAATGAACGATATAACTTCTTCTGGAAGTACTCGATGTCCGTAAGTTCTCCAAGATTCTGTCCACCTGGTAACGTAGAGATCTCAGTTCCTCTACCGCCCTCTCTTCTGGGTAACCAGAAGTCTTCGAGCATCGACATGAATTTTTTGTCATCTTTGATTTCTCCTGTGTTTGCATCATAAACTAATTTGTTACGATACCTCGCCATCACATCTCTGAGGTATTGTTCTGCCTTCACCTTGGGTAGATTACCTACGTCAATGTAAAATATTCTACGCTCTGGTGCTCTTGATAATCTGTAGATCACCAATGAGTCTTCAATCATACGCAGTTGGTTGAGACCCTTGATTGCTTTGTGTAAGTAAGATAGTGTAATTTTTCTATTTCTATCTACTAAACCTGAGTGTACATATGTTATCGCATCTTTCGCAATCTTGACACCTTTACCTGCAACTGATCCATATCTCTGTGCCATACCTTGTGGGTAGTAGGTATAAAACTCTTCAATCTTGGCATCTTTAGTGATTGTTTGTTCACCAGAATAAGGTAGCACAGGAATACCCTCTGCACCTTTTGCACCCCTTTCTTTACCAGGTTTCACTCTCATAAACTTGAGTTTTAGTGAGTCAATATATCTAAGTTCTTGAATACCCTCATCAGGTTTCTTCATATCAATAACTTTATGATAAAATATTCTTCCGTCTGTATACCAGTTTCTAAAAATCTCGTGTGCCTTTTTATCAAACTGTAAGAGGTCTTTGACACCTTTGAACTCATCTCTTACAATTTTTTTCAGTTTATCGCTTACGTTCAGATTATCTAAATTTATCTCTACAGGACTGTCATTACTATCAGATACAATCGCTTCATTTACCACATGTTCAATAGCAGTATCACACTCAGGGTGTAATGCCATATCACGATATCTTTTTATAACATCAAACTCAGTGCGGAATACTCCTTCAATGTCAACATATTGTCCATAAAAACCAGACGATAGAAAATAATCAGCCCCATCCTCATTGTTCTGAGGAACAGGACTGATTGCATTCTTATTATCCTTCTTCGGTTCTTCAATCGAAAAACCAAAAAGTTTAGCCATAATTTATTCCCTTGTCTTTCTATGTATTATACCACAGAACCAGCATTTCTGCCATCATATGCTTCCCACCACTGGACTTGGAGGGTGACTTGGAACTCTTCTATGGTATCTGCTGTGTCGTATGACAATTCAATCGGACTTACAAGACTTGGCCAGCAACCGTGCATCTTGTATCTTCTGAGAATTGGAAGTGTAGATCCACTTTGATTACCAGGTACATCGAGGACGTTCTCGGCACGACCTAACTGGTTTACTCTCCAATCAGCAAAGTAATCAGTTGGATTGATTGTACCAGAACCGTCAGATACCTTGATGATGAAGTTTGCCCATCTCTCAAATGCTTCTCTAAGTTTGAAATCACCGTCATTGATGACTGTGATTGTCCATGGGTCGAACCTTCTGTCACCTGCAACCTTGAGTTGTCTTCCTCTGAAAGGTACGACAACTTCTTGTATGTTTGATGCAGGTAATTGTGCTCCCTTGATCATCATGCGATGAGTTGTGTTGTCAATCTCATCATCAAAAATGCCTACTCCTGAAGGGAAGTCCATCTCAACCTCAAAGAGATTAGGACGAGCACCACCCTGTACAAGTCTTGCCTTGAATGAATCAATTGATCTTTCGTTGTTGGGAACCGAAAAAATGTTTCTGTCTAATGCCATAATTGTGTGGGTCTCCTATTACACGGTTCCTACGACTTCACTGAAGGAAACTCCAGTTCTCGTAGCAACAAATGTTAGACCAATAAAGTTGATTGATCTTGCTGGTTTGACGAAAATGTCAGCGAGGAATTCATTCCTGTCAATAACATCTGGTGTGTTATTTGTTTCATCACATATGAGTAAGAAGTCTTGAATACCTCTCTTTGCTTGAACATCCCTTAGGAATGGTTCAACAATGTTGATGAAGTTTGATCTAGTACCTGCATCGTTGAGTTCAAATAGAACTGACTTAGCAGCGTTCTCGATTGCCTGTTCTATTGTGATGAACAGTCTTCTTACGTTGATTCTGTCAAATGCAGACTCAAATGCAAGACCTGTTTTATCACCAAATAGAATGATACCGTCACCTGGTTTTGATGTGATAGGGTTGATTCTATTTGAATAGAGTTGATCCCTTGCATCTTGGCCAGGATTGAATGCTAGTTTGATTGCAAAGTTCAATCCACCTCTTGTTGTACCTGCAGGTGAGAACCAAGGGAAGAAGTCCCTGTCAGTTCTTACCATGCAACCTGCTACGTCTGCAGAGGTTGGCATGTAAATAAATTTCTTGTTGAATCTATCATACACATACTGGAATCCTGAATCGAATACCACGTATGATGAAGATGTAAGAGGTGCAAAGAATGATAGGACGTTAGTCAGCTGTTGAGCTGAATCTGTGACGTTTACCACAGACCCTCTGTTGGGTGAAATCACCGCAACACAGTCCTTCCTACCTTCTGCTAATTGTATAAGTTTATTTGCTTTTGCTTGCTCTTCTTCTTTTGATCCAGAGCATCCACCTTGTAATAAGAATCTGATATCACTGTCTACTGGATCTGCAAACTTATCGTAAGAGGTTAGAATGTCACCAAGTGGTGCATCGTAAACCCCAACTCCTGTGTAATCAAGACCACCTGTGAGTGAGTAACCTTTGTTACCTATAGAACTGAACTTGATGTTCTTAGCATCTTGACCCCATGAACCTGCTGCAGAAGTAATGGATGTGAATCCAGTTGAAAATCCGCCAGGTAATATAAGTGTACTGTGATGTGAGTCGTCTGCTTGAGTAACGTGTGCTCCAGAGAAAATATACTCTGAGTTATTTGCTAGGTAATCTTTATAATAGATTGACTCTTTACCAGATGCTTCTCCATCTTTTGCTTTAGATAAGTTTGGAAACTTCTCTAGAACTGATCCGACATCTCCAGTGACTCCACCACTAGCATCGATAACCACAACGTGTAAAGCGTCGTTAGTACCGTCTCTTCTTGATACATAATTATTTGTTTTTGGTTTGTTGAGAACTGATCTCCAAGATATAGTTGTAAAATCAGTACCACCATCAGCAACACTTGTAAGTATGTTCTGACTGTTATACCAGTCAACAGAAGTAATAGTTGAACTCTTACCTACTGTTGAACCTGAGTTGTTCACGATGTTGAGCATCGTGCCTGTCTTGAACTCAAATTGTGAGTTCTGCTGATAATCAACTAATGTCTCAGTGCCACCGATTACAGTGCTTACAACCTTGACATCAAGAGTTGTTGCTGTTTTACCAGTAACTACACCTTTTAGAATACCTGTTGCTGCAGCAGTTGTACCAACTCCGACAGTAACTCCTGTTAGTGCTTGTGTTACACCAAATCCAACTTTAGTAGCAGCGATTGTGCCTGTCTCTAGTGTTGGTGTAATGATCTGGTCAGCAGCATTATCAATGATTGCTACCTTTATATTTTCTGCCCAGTGACCTGGATTCTTTGCAGCAAAATACCAATTGGTATCATCTGCTTGGTTATTATTGTAATCTTCTAATCCTTCAAGAAGAAGAGTTGTGTTTGCTAACCCTACAGCAACGTTTGCTGTGTTCAAGTCACCACCAACACATCTTACAACATCTAACTTACCACCGTATGATAAGAAGTTTGATGCTGAGTACCATGCTTCATAGTGGTAATCTGTGGTTCCTACACCTGGTTTTCCAAAAACCTCAACTAATTCATTCTCATTGTTTATCCTAGTAATTTCGTTACAAGGTCCCTTCGCAAAAGGAGCTGCTATTCCTCCAACAACGTTCAGAGTAAAGTCTACTCCTCCTCTGGTAAGGTCAACCTCTCTAACTGAAATTCCTGGAGATGCTAATCTAAGTGCCATTCTAACTCCCTTATGGGTCCTACTGTTATAGACTGAAATTATTTAGTTTTTTTGCGATCTAT